TAAAAGTATGATAGTAGCAAAAAAAACAAAAGAATTATTATCTAAAGCTATCAATTTAGTTGGTGGAGATAGACAAAGAGATTATGGTGATAAAGTAAAAAACCATGATAACATAGCTAAGTTATGGTCAGCATACTTAGATGTAAAAGTAGAAGCTCATGATGTAGCAATTATGATGGCGTTATTAAAAATGGCTCGAACTAAACTTGGTGCTGTTAGTGAAGATACATATATAGATATGGCGGCATATAGTGCTATAGCAGGAGAAATAAAATTTGAGGAAAAAAATGGAAAGCTACATATTAAGTAAAGATGACAGAGATGCTATCTTAAGATATCTTATGGGTAGACCTTATGGTGAAGTTACACAAGCAGTAAATGTGTTAATGAAGTTACCTAAACTAGACCCAAAAATAAATCCATCGTTTGTGCAATCAGATGATAAATCAAAGTCAAAATAAAAAAAGGGAGCGTAATGCTCCCCTTTTTATAACTAAAGTATCTATTAATACTGATGGTAATTTAATTATTAATCATGAGTATCCTAATCCTAAAACAATAATTGAAAGATTAGATGATACCCACTACAAATATATAATATCTTCTATTGTAAAACACTGTATGTCTGAGTCTGTTAACTTTGATGAAAGATTAAATAAACTTCTTAAACAGTTGTAGTAGCTTCAAATAAAGCTTCACTGGTTTGGTTTATTAATGTATTAAATGCAACAGGCTGTGGTTTATTAAGTATCTCAAATACTTTTTCTTTATTTCTTATATCTATAATATGAAATCTATGGTCACCATATTTTTCATTTAAAAATTCTAAATCTATGTCATCTTTATTAGATGGATTAACATTTACATCTGGAAAATCGGGCGTATCTTCTGCTTCTCGTAAACGTTGTTCTAGTATTCTATCTGGTGTATCAAATCCATAATCTCTCATATCCGCATTTTTAGTTACATCAAAACCAAATTTACTTGCAACATTTGGTAATGTATCATATACACCTTTAGAACCAGTTTTTTTCTGTATTGATTTTGTTGTTGGAATAACTATGTAATCAAATCCCATATCATATGCAGTTCTAATATCTGCCCATAATTTTTTCTTATACCAATCAGCATCTTTTTGCATCTTTGTCATTGTGCCATAAAATGGTGTTCCCTGTATAGCAGAAGCAGAAGGGATACCATCTGTTGTTGGTACAAAAGTGTTACCCTCAAATCGCCCTCCAGTGGCAGTTCCCTCGTCAACTACAGTGTCTGGTTTTGATGGTTGCATTTCTTCTATAAAATATGCTTTATCACCATCTGGATTTAATGGCCCTTTATTTATACGTCTTGCTGTAACTAAACTCCAAGATGCTAAATTTTTAGTATCTCTAAAATGTGAGTCTCCAAATTCTGGATATCCAGATAAATTATTATATGTTAATTTTACTTCCATGTATTTAGAATATGGATGGGAATCGTATGTTACTGCACCTCTACTTTCATAATTGCCAGGGTCTGGATTAGTTACTACATAAGGTCTTTTATCTCCCTCTAATACTTGTCTAAGAGTTGAATCTTGTCTTGCTACATCTACTCTTTCATTTATTTCAAATAAAGTTTTTGAATTATCATTTAAATTATTAATAGTTTTTTGCCAATTTGGAAATGAACCATAAGTATCTGTACCTTGCATTAGTTCTGTTACATAACTATTCCATCCTGGAATATCACTTAAAGTCATATGTTGTATGATTTCTTCTAAAGCAAGTCCTTTAAATTCAGAATTTACTAACATATCTACACTTATTAATTCACCATTTACTCTTGGTGGCTCGTCAATAAATCCATCGTTTATATCATTTCTATCTTTGTTAAAATGTTTTCTATTATTAAAATTATTTAATAATGTCCTTACCCACTGTTCTCCTATTTCGGTGTAACTTTGTTCTTTTTCTATTTTTGCGTAGTAATTTGGATGCATTCTTCCTTGAAAAAAACTTTTAGAGGGTATTGCATTTAAATCTGTATTTTTAATATGTGATAAAGCATACATAATTTTATCTTTGAACGCTTCAAAATACATTCTTCTATTTATTTCTATTGGTAAATTACCTGCCGTTTTTGCTTTTTTACTACTTGGTATAGCAAATTTCCATAACACTTTACCATCAACAAACTCTAAAAGTAAATCAGCTTCTGTTGCGGTGTAGCCTTCATTAAACATAGTGCCTTCACCTGTCACAAATTTTAAATAGTTTTCTGTTAAATCTTCAATCATTCTATTTCCACTAGCTCTACGCATTATATCCCATTCAGTTAAGGACATCATTAGTGGGTGACTTACAATATTGTGTCCTGGAACATCTGCGGCAGTTAAATCTTTAAGATTATAAAGCGAATTATTAACAGTGTGATTTGTGTGATTTAGTAATTCATAATAATTTCCTACTAGAGTATCTCTAGCACTACTTAGTTCTTCCATTAATTCTATAGGTACATCTCTCATACCTACATCAATAGTAGCTGTTATTGGATTATCATTTATATATTTTTGTACAGTAGTTTTATCTACATTTGTAACATTGTTTTCTTTTAATGTTGCTACATAATCATTAAATTTACTAAGTATCATTGGTCTCTGCATTTTCTTTACAGACATTACAGTTTCAATATCTTTTACTTTTACTTGTCCTGCATCATTTACAGGTAAAGAATCTAGTTGCATTTTTATAGGATTATAAAAAGGTTCTTTTTTTAAATTTAAAGAGTCAGTTATAAGTTCTTTTGGTGTAGCCGCCGCACTTAAACTTTGTGCTTGAACAGGCATAATACCTTCTTTTACTCTCATTTGATTAGCAATAGCATTAGCTTGTATGCTACCTAAATTAGCCATGTTAGATTGTTCCCAAGATTGTATAGCTAATGTTTTTATTTCTTTTTTTACTTGTGGATTTTTTATAGCCGCCTCTGATATAATTTTAAAATCACCATCAATAACCATATTAGAAGCTTTATTTTTTTTCTGCTTCATCATATTGTTTACAACTTTTGTAGCATTATTCCATTCAAAAGGTATCTTTTTTGACACAAAATTAGCTGTTGCAGACATACTCGGCACTTTACCTGTAACAGTTCTCATAGCCCCATAACCTGTTGATTCCCAATATGCCATTGTTGAACCAATAATATGTTCTTGCATATCTGTTGCTATTTGATTATGTATTTCTGGACTAAAAGGTAATCCATTTATTGTCCTCCACAAATCATTTCCGTTTGCAACTGTGCTTGCTATAAAACTAGCCGCAGGGTCTAATGTAAGACCTAATGCACCTTCCATTGTTCCTACTGCTATATTGCCTGTAGAATACCATGCATCAATTGCATTACTTTTTAATGTTCTTTCCCACCAAGATGCGTTTGGCTGTATGTACATTTTTTTTGCATTTATTGCTTTATTATTAAAATAATTATTTACATTTTTAACACGAGCAAAATATCCTAGACCAGATAATCTTTCTTTTTCATTGGCATTATGTTCTGATAATTTATTTTTAAATACTGTTTGTGGACTTTGATATTGTCGATATAATTTTCTATCGTCTATACTTTTTTGTTCTCTAGTTCTATTATCATCTATGTTGTCTAAGCTTGCACCATACCTACTATAATTTTGATTTTTTGGAAATCCAAATTTATCTGTTGTAGGATTTCTACTTTCAAAACTTTTTTTATATTTTTTTTGATTTTTATTAAATCTATCTGCTCTTTCTTTAGGTGTCATACTAAAGAAATCTTTTACTTTTTCTTTGTGTGTTTTTGGTGGTGGGCTACCCATACCTGCAGGCCCAGGAGTTGTACCCGATTGTCCTATTACTACATTTCCATGAAAACCACCTGGATGTGGCATATTATGCTCCCATAGGTTGTGGTTGCATTAATCCCATATTCTCTCTTTGGGCGTCATCAATACCAGGTGCATTGTTAAAATTATTTGGAATTACAGGCATATTAGAATATGTGCCTTGTAGACTTGGCATTTGATTTGGATTTAATATAGGCGTTCTAGCTTCACCTTGCATAACATCTCCACCTAAATTATTATTTTGATTTTGCATCATTTGATTTGTTAATGGTCTTGATGTTGCAACACTTTGTCCAGATATTGCCGCATACTGTTCAACTAGTTGTCTAAAATCTATATCATTCATTGCACTTATTAAATCTCTAGCCATAGATGTTCTTGTAACAGTGCCATCCATAGGTGTTTGCGGTGCAATATTAGTAGGTGATTGCATCAACTGTTGACGCATTAATCCTGTAGTTTCAATAGCCATTTAACCTCCTAATGGGTTTGCAGATTTTAATTTTAATTCCTCTATTTTTGCATCTTGCACTTCATTTTCTTTTGACAAAATTGCTATAGTTTTTTCTATACCTGTAAGTATTTCATAGATAGGCGTTAATTCTACAGGGTCTGGTATATTCAACATAGCTATCTGTTCTTTTACTTTACCTATCTCTTTAAATACTAAAGTTAAATCTGTAGGTAATATTTTATCATCTACCTTTTTAATTCTATCAATTAAATCTACTTTGTATTCATTTGCATATAATAAAGCATCATCAATCTTTGCTTCTAGCTCTTTATCTTTTTCTTTTAATGGTTTTAAATTTACTGGAGGTGTAGCTTCAATGGCATCAAGCCTTGAATTAAACTGGCCCCAGGTGTAAAAACCACCACCAATAGCACCAATAACTCCAAGCAGTGCCGCATATGTACTAAGTTTTTCAATTATTTTCATTCTTCATAGCCTCCAATTCTAATTCTAATTGATTAGTTTTGTTTTGTGCTTTTTGTAGCTGTACCTTATGTACCTCTACAGGGTCGTTTTGTGTGTAACTTGCAAGAGTTACCCCACTGTAAATATTTTTATCATAAATGCTTAAATCTATTTGATTAAATAAATCTATACTTTGGTCTGTGTATATGTCTTTTGATTTATAAAACTGTGTTTTAGTGTAAGCATCTAGAGTGTCGTTCTTAAAAAATAAATCTTCTTTTGTTAAGTTTTGAGTTGTTTCTTTTGTTATTTTAGCTATTTGTTTAGCTATTGTTTTTAAATTGTTTTTTAATTTTGTTTCTACCTTTGCAACATCTGTAGCAACCCTGTCTTTGGTGTCCACTTCTTCCGATTGTATATCTTCTTGCTCTCCACTATCTTCTGTTGATACTTCGGAGTCCTCAGATTCTGTGCTATTGGGTTCTT